CACTGCACGGACAAGTAGGTAAAGAGTATTGCCCAGTACGTTATCAACTAGCTCCCGCTCCATTCCTTTTGTAATAAATTAAAGCTAAATAGAATAAGCAGGGTGCAATTCCCTGTATAGCTATTGCCTGCCCTGGCATAAAACGGGTCTTACTTACTAGAACAAAAAAACAAATGAACTATTATTTAAATGACCGCAACTATTACGCTACAAAGGCAACAAAATATTTGGAACAACTTCTGTGATTGGGTAACCAGTACTAACAACCGACTGTATGTTGGTTGGTTCGGAGTCCTTATGGTTCCAACGCTGCTTGCAGCAACAACCTGTTTTATCATTGCGTTCATCGCAGCACCCCCCGTAGACATTGATGGCATTCGTGAACCAGTTGCAGGATCGCTCCTGTACGGAAATAACATTATATCGGGAGCAGTTGTCCCGTCTAGCAACGCAATCGGTTTACATTTCTACCCTATCTGGGAGGCAGCAAGTCTCGATGAGTGGTTGTACAACGGCGGACCTTTCCAACTTGTCATCTTTCACTTCCTTATCGGTATCTTCTCTTACATGGGACGCGAATGGGAACTTAGTTATAGACTTGGAATGAGGCCTTGGATCTTTGTCGCATACTCTGCTCCTGTGGCTGCGGCGTCCGCAGTATTTCTTGTCTACCCCTTTGGTCAAGGCTCGTTTAGCGATGCTATGCCTTTGGGTATTTCAGGAACCTTCAACTACATGCTTGTATTCCAAGCCGAACATAACATTCTCATGCACCCGTTCCACATGCTCGGTGTTGCTGGAGTTTTTGGTGGGTCACTATTCAGTGCTATGCACGGCTCGCTTGTTACGTCCTCACTTGTGCGTGAAACTACTGAAACGGAAAGTCAAAACTATGGTTATAAATTTGGTCAAGAAGAAGAGACATATAATATTGTGGCTGCTCACGGGTATTTTGGTAGGCTTATCTTTCAGTATGCCTCTTTCAATAATAGCCGCAGCCTTCACTTCTTCCTGGCAGCTTGGCCTGTTGTCGGTATCTGGTTCACTGCTCTTGGTGTTAGCAGCATGGCGTTCAACCTAAATGGATTTAACTTCAACCAGTCCATCCAGTCCTCTGACGGACACGTTGTCAACACTTGGGCAGACATCCTTAACCGAGCAGGACTCGGAATGGAAGTCATGCACGAAAGAAATGCACATAACTTCCCGCTTGATCTTGCGTCAACTAGCTCCACACCTGTGGCCTTAGTGGCACCTGCAATTGGCTAATCGATTTGTAGTCGACTGTGGTGACCATCTGATAACTCATGATGGTTACATACAGATTGGTATCTTCCATCATTCACTAGAAGATCATCTAAGATTAAATTCAGAAGTAGAATGGCAGGTAACCTATTGGATGCCTGATGTATTTACTAACAGATATAAAAGGTTAAGCTATCAACAACATATGATAGTAAATGCAGGATCACCAAAAACTGATGGTTCTGCAGAATCAACTAGCGCCACACCTGTGGCCTTGTTAAAGTGATTCGTTAAAGCGAGTGGAGAGGTGCAATCCCTCTCCCACTTATCAGGCATTGAGCCCTTGCGAGGATAACTCTCTGCCGATCCGGGTCGGTATGACCATAAATAATACCACAAAAATTTTCTAACGTTAGACTAGGTTACAATATTAAACACTACTTTTAGGTAAACATTATGGCCTCTGTATGGTCACAAAACGGCAACAACTACACTCAGTCTAACTCTGGACAAACTCTCGCCTATGGCGCTGGTTCAGAAATGGCGATCACCGCCCAAGGTAACATCAACAAGACACCTGGCCTTGGTCTGACTGATAACATCACAGATTACAATTCAAAGTATGCGACGTATTTGAAAATCTTCTCAGGGGAGATGATCAAAGCCTATGAAAGCGTCTGCATCGCTAAGGAAACGGTTCAGAATCGTACCCTGACAAATGGACGCAGTTTACAATTCATCTATACAGGCCGCATGACGGCTGATTACCACCAGCCTGGTACTCCTATCCTTGGTTCCGACAACCCTCCGGTTGCCGAAAAGACCATCGTGATGGATGACCTTTTGGTATCTTCAGCTTTCGTTGACAGCCTTGATGAGGTTCTCTCGCACTACTCGCTGAGATCGGAGATTGCAAATAAAATTGGGTATGCTCTTGCAGAAGCCTACGATAAGAAAATCTTCCGTATCATTGCTAAGTCTGCACGTCAAGCTTCTCCTATCACTGCCTCTCCTGGTCCTGAGCCCGGTGGTTCTGTGATCAAGTTGGGTGCTGGTAATGAGTTCAATGCTCAAGCACTTGTAGATTCATTCTTTGAAGCAGCAAGTATTCTCGATGAAAAAAATGTGCCTCGGGATGGACGACATGCCGTGCTTTCTCCGAGACAGTATTATGCACTGATCTCCCAAGTCGACAGCAACATCCTCAACCGCCAATACGGCAACACTCAGGGCAACCTGAACAGTGGCCAAGGTCTTGTTGATATTGCTGGTATCTCCATCAAGCGTTCTAACAACCTTCCTTTCATGGCTGGTACTGTTGCTCGTGAGTTGGGTGAGAACAACGATTACTCTGGTGATTTCTCTGCTTCCTGTGGTCTTATCTATCAGAAAGATGCAGCAGCTGTTGTACAAGGTATTGGTCCTTCGATCCAGACAACTGGTTCAGATGTACAAACAATGTACCAAGGTGATTTGGTTGTCGGACGTGTCGCAATGGGAGCCGATTGGTTGAACCCTTGTGCTGCAATCGAACTCCAAGCAGCTTGATAGGAGGTCATACTAATGGCTTCAAATCTTGTTCCAGGTACTTCTAAAACAGGTACAATTGCTCCAGCTGGTTCGATTACTATCTCTACAGGCACAACTCTTAAGCCTGGTTATGTAGGTAGTATCACACAGAATCCTCTTTCCAATGTTGAAGCAGGACGGACTCAAGCGAAATCTTCTTACACTACTGTATCTAACAGTGGTGCACCGATTCCTGATCAAACTCCTGATCCAGAATAAATTATAGGTAAACAACTATGGCTACTACTACTCGTTACTCCGTAGCTAAGACTCAGAAATCCTACAGCCCTCTTGGGGTTGCAGCAGTACTGGGTTCTACGGTTAAATCAGAAACAGAACAGTGGAATACAAATGCGTATCCACCTTCTAAATCAACTACACAGCTAACACCTACTAGCTGATATACACGGGGAGGGCTTAACGGCTCTCCCTTTTTTTTAATCCTTATTGAGAATAAGAATCAATGTCATTTCCAACCACTGACTCACAAGATGAGCTTCAAGCTGTAAATCAGATCCTGGCGTCAGTTGGTCAGGCTCCTGTAACCACACTAGAACAAACCAACCCGGACGTTGCGATTGCCTATGGCACCCTTAGACAGGTGACCCGTGAAGTACAAGCCGAAGGATGGTCATTTAATAAAGAGTATAATTATCCCCTTACTCCTGATGCTAATTGTGAAATCATAATCCCAGCTAATATGCTACAGCTAGACATGTCTTTAGACTATGTTTATAATAGGAATAAAGATCCTGTGCCTAGGCAAGGTAAACTATATGACCGTGTGTCTCATAGTTATATCTGGGAAGATAGAATTATGTATTTTGATATCACCTGGTTATTTGATTGGACTGATATCCCAGTAGTTGTGAGAGATTATATGACAGCTCGTGCTGCTTCTTTTGTAGCTATGAGATTAGTAGGTGACCCTAACTTATATCAAATCCTTTCCCAACAAGAAGGTTATATGAGGTCTAACGCTATGGAGTGGGAGACACAACAGGGAGACTATACTATCTTTGGACATCCAAGAGGTAGTAATTATTATGTACCTTACAAACCGTTCCACGCATTGAGTCGCTAATGGCAGCAGTAACACAACTAGTAAGTAATTTTCTTGGTGGAGTCTCAACTCAAAGTGATGAGAAGAAACTACCTGGTCAATTATCTGAAGCTATAAATGCATATCCAGATCCTACATTTGGTATGTTAAAAAGAAATGGTATGAGATTTATCCGTACTGTTAACAAATCTGATGGCACACCTTTTTCAGATGCTGAATTAAATGATGCCTCTTGGTTCTTTATCCAACGTGGTCCTACTGAAGCACACTTTGGTGCTATCAAAGGTGCCGACATTTATGTATGGAATGCTATTAATGGTAACGTATGTACTGTTACTAATAATGGTACAGCATATCTTACTGGTACAAAACCAGAAGACTACCAATTCCGTAGTATTCAAGATGTTACAGTAGTAACAAACAAGACTGCTTTACCAGAACTACAAGCAGCACCTACTAATTTCACACCTAATACAGTTGGTACTGTTGTCTTAAAAGTTGTAGAATATAGTGCTACTTATAGGGTAACTATAAACGGTACTAACTGTGATTATAAGACACGTAATGCTGATGAGTTTGTTTCAGATGAGACTGATACTAGATTAAATGCTGACGAAATACTTACTGGTATTAGGTCAGCTATTAATGCTAAGAGTTTAGGTGTTACTGTAACTCAATATGAAACCAGTCTAGAGATTACTAAATCTAATGCTTTTACATTAAGTGGTAAGGGTGGTGTTAATAACCAAGCTATTGATACCTTTCAAGATAGTGTTACTAATGTTTCTTATCTACCTTCAGTCACTACTAACGGACGTTATGTAGAAGTCTTGAATTCTGCTGGTGATGAAGATAACTACTGGTTGCAATATAACTCTACTGATAAAGAGTGGAAAGAAAGTAGAAGTCCTAAAGTATCACCAGGCTTTGTAGCATCTACTATGCCACACGAGCTGGTATTTACTGGAGAGGATGTATTAACATTTGGTCCTATACCTTGGGCTGAGCGTGAGGCGGGAGATGATACAACTAATCCACCTCCATCTATATTTGACTATGACCCTGACACTGACTCATATACCAGTCCTGGCAACCCTATTAATGCTACCTTCTTCTATAACAATAGGTTTGGTTTACTGTCTAAAGATAATGTGATAATGGGTCAAGCTAATGATCCTTATAATTTATTCTATCGTTCTGCTATTACTCAGATCGCTTCAGATCCAATTGATATTAATGCATCGTCAGTAAGACCAGTAGATCTATTCAATGTTTTACCTGACTCTCAGGGTCTCTTATTGTTTAGTAAGCGTCAACAGTTCCTAATGTTTGCTGCTGATACTGGTGTGCTTACACCAACCACTGCAGTCATTAGGGGAGTATCTAACTATGAAATGGAGAGTACAATTGCTCCTGTAGACATCGGAACTACTGTAGGATTTATTAGTAAGGTACCAGCTTATACGCGTGCCTTCTCTATGCAGACAAGGGGTTTAGAAGAGAACCCTATTGTTTTAGATCTAAGTAAAGTTGTCTCTGAATATATCCCCAACACTATAACAGAACTAACATCTAGTCCACAGAATTCTTTTATCGCTTTAAGTGGTAGGGATACAGATGAGATTTACATCTACCGTTATTATAATAATGGGGAGAAAGATCTATTTCAATCGTGGGTAAAGTGGTCACTACCAGGTGATGTGCAAGGGTTATCTATTGTTAATGATATGATGTTTATCATTACTGAACAGATGAATCAGTACACTTTAGGTATTATTAGTATTAACGATATACCTTTAGGTACTGTATTCAATGATAATGTTCCTATGAATACGGCTAACCCTACATTAGATATGGCAACTAAACCTACTAATGTTAATTATGATAGTACAACTAATCTCACTACATTGTCTGTAGATTATACACCGCTTGATTATAAACAAGCTATTATATTAATAATCCCACCTACAACTACAACAACATTTACTAATATTGATGAGCTTGCTGGTTTTAGTGTAGGGACCACAGGAGATGGTGGTGATCCAGGTTACTGGACACCTATTGATAATGGTACTGGTAATACGTTTACATTGAAAGGTGATTGGACACAATATGCTGACGAATTAATCGTTGGTTATAATTATATGTTTGATATTAAAATACCTACATTTTATTATAACAGAGCAGAAGAAGG